ATTTGGAGTTGGCATTTACATTTTCCTTTCTATCCAAACACTATCGCCATAGCAATAGCAAAGCCCTTAGTGGCAGCACTACCAGCAGCGTAAGTTTTTACATCTGAGGCAGGAATAGTTTTCATTGTTCCACCATCATTAACTACAAACCCATCAGCATCTGCAAGTGTTATTGAACCACCAACAGAAGTATCACCATCTAGTAAGTTTAACTCTGAGGCAGTAGCAGTTACACCATCAAGTATATTTAGTTCTGCAGCAGTAGAAGTAATAGATGTACCAGCTATTTGTAGTGTTGTTGCATTTACTTCTCCTGATGATCCATAAATTACTGCTTTACTATTTACTATTGTTCCTGCAGAAGAGCCATCTACTAAATTAAGTTCTGCTGTTGTAGAAGTCACACCATCTAATATATTTAACTCTTCTGGTGTAGAACTAATTTGTGTAGTGCTGACTGCAGCTAATACAGGAATAGTACCACTTTGATTAGGCAAATTAATTGTATGATCTGCTGTAGGATCAATAATGGTGAGTGTAGTTTCATTTGCATCTGCTGTTGCACCTTCAAATACAATAGCATTCTGTGCATTCATAGTAACTGTATCAACTACAGTTTGCGTACCACTAACAGTTAAGTTACCTGATACCGTTAAGTTATCTGCTATGGTTACTTCTGATGTGCTATGTCCTATCGTAATAGCTGTACCAGATATACCTGTTCCAATAGCTATTGACTCACTGCTGTTGCCTGTGTCAACTACAAAATAATTATCTGAGCCTTGTTTAATTGTAAATGCAGTTGCTGAGTTATCTGACACTGCTATATTAATGTCTGTTCCATCTGCACTAATTGAGTCAAGAGCAATATCACCTACGTTAGTAATATTGTTATCACCAAAACTAGTAGCACCCATAGTTTTATTTGTAAGTGTTTGTGTAGCTGTAGTTCCTACAATCTCTTGATCACCACCTGGAGGTAAAGTTAGAACGTTTGTAACAGAAGCTGAGTGTGGTTGTGCTTTTACTGTTTGACCGTGAGAGTTTGCTTCACAATTAAATACAACAGTGCCAGGGTTACTATTACCTTTAACTACAACTTTACCTGTACCATTAGGGGCTAAATCAATATCAGCATTTGATGTAGTAACAATATCTTGACCGTTCATATCTAGATCGCCACCTAGTTGTGGTGTGGTATCTTCTACTACGTTTGATATAGCAGCACCAGATACAGCAAGACCAGAAACTATGGTGCTACGTGTAATCTTTTTAAGTCCACCTCCAGAGGTATCTACAGCAAGAAACACATCATCGTTTGCTACTGTACTAATCTCAGATAGATCACCTACAGCAGTAGGATTAAAATTTGTACCATCTGCAATCAACAAGTGACCAGATGTATTAGTAGCCATAGTAAGATCATCACCACTAATAGTAAGATCTCCTGCTAGGGTAGCATTAGCACCACTAAATGTTAATGCTGTTGTCGTACCTGACTTAATAACAAGATTGCCAGAACTATTTGTAAGAGAACCATACGTTGTCCCTGCGTCTTTTACAAATACATCTCCACCATCTGCATCTAGTATAATATCACCAGAAGAGTCTAGTGTAATGTCTGTGCTGCCATTGATAAGAGAACCTGCAACAGTAAATGTACCCGATACATCTAAATTACCATTTATATCTATCAGTGTTGCGTTAAGTTCAATCTCATCTGTAGCATTGATGTCTAATACAGTAGCGCTAGGTGCATTAATAAACTGTGATGCATCGTTAAACTGTAAAGCCATAGTGCTATTTAACAGTAATCCTGTATCAGCTACGTGCGTAAGTGTAACATCATTATCAGAACCAAAACCTAATATGGCAGCATCACTGTCTAATTTAAGATCGTTGCTAATTGTAACTGCAGTGGATGCATTAATATCTACGGTGGGTGCAGTAATCTCTATCTCTGTATCCGCATCAATATCAAGCTGTCCATCTGTACTAGAGTTGATAAAGATAGCTGTATCACGAAACTGTACTTTTTCTGTAGATGCTACAAGTATATCATCAGAGAACTCAAAGTAGTCTTCATCCTCCATCCATTTTAGTGTACCATCATTAGTTTCACCATCAAAAGTAACAGTAATATCTGTGCCTGTTGTTCCATCTCCTACTGTAATAGATGTGCCTAAAAGTTTTGTTACGGGTCCACCTTCACCAGTAGTCCCATCATGAGTGTGTCCTGTACCAGAAGCGAAAGCAGCAAGAAGCTGATCAAACTCATTATTGGTATCAGATGCTTGAATAATATCACCATCTGTATACGAGGACTGTCTTGTGTATGTAGCTCCCATTAACGTCTAGCTCCTAATTGATATTCCAATTGAAATCCTTTTAGTGAATACGGTGCTGTTTCACCACCATCATCAACTTTTAATGCAACAGTAAATCCTGATCCTTCTACAGACTGTCTTAATAAAGGTTGTGTTCCTCCTCCATAAACAAACTGTGTTGCTGAAGAAGATGTACTATATGTAGCAGAACCATATTGTGCAGCAATCTTAGATGTATATAATGCATATGCAGCAGGTCTTGCTGAATCAACAGCTTCGTTATCATACCTTAAAAATAAATCAGCGTCAATAGATGCTTCTGGTTTAAAATTAAGAATAACTCTTTGCATATGTTTTCTTATACCAGAATCACCAAAACTTAGGTCAGGACTTCTATATCTACCAAATATAACTGTTTCATTAAAAGTATTACCCTTTTCTTGCCTATGTACAAAACCATCAAAAGATCCATGTAAAACTATTACATCTCCTGTTTCAACAAAAGTATCTGTGGCTGAAGGTCTTACACCAAGAGTTTCTGAAAACTCAAACCTATCCCCACGCATAACACAAATAACACCTCGTGTCAAGCTATCAGAAACAGTATCCTTAGTAAAAAATATTCTATATTGTGTTTTGTCAGGTATAACAACGCTTTCAAAAAGTGAAGAGTCTTTTATATTTTTATCAAACAAAGACTGTACATTTTTAGAAATAGTACCAAGTTCAACATCACCAATCCTAGCTGTACCTGCAACAGTTCTCAAACCATCAGGACCAAGAAAGATCAAATCACCTGCAAATTCCTGTATTGTGTCTCCATTAACACAACCAATATTTCTAGTAACAGGTTCTATTACAAAGTTAGATGAAGAGGAACCTGTAAGTTTAAATATCCTGTTTTCACAAAATATAAATAAATTACTACGAAATACTTTTAGTCCTACGATAGTGTCATCTACATTAATACTACCCGCACCATCTGATGATACAAAACCATCTTCATCAAAAGGTTCACTAAATACTAATGTCTGTGGGGTTGAAGACTTACCAGCATAAAACATATGATTTCTAAATGCAGCAATAAATTTTGAACCAGCCACAGAACTATCACTTACATCAGTCGCACTTAAAGAAGTATTAAATATTACTGGAGCATTAGCACCATCTACAAATATTATCTTATCATTACCATCAAAATTATATCTTTCAAAAGAATATTTACTAGCACTAGTTCTACTTGAATCTATTTCTGTCCAAGATGCAGGAGAAACAGTAGAATCAAAAAGATGTGTAGCTGCAGTGGTGCTAGATGTAGCTCTTGTTACTCCTGTAAAAGATGTGCTTGTAACTGCTGTATAAGTAAATTTTTCATCGTTTATTTGAACAGTACCACTAGATGCAAAACCTGCAGTAGAATCAACACTAATTGTGCCAGAGCCTGTCATACTTGTTGTAGATACTATCGTAATAGCCAACTCTGTAGATGCAGCAGAAAATATCTTTTCTCCTCTAGCTGCTAAAACTTTATTAGCAAAGTTAGCAACCATTAATACTTTCTCACTAGAGGCAGAGGTTTGAGGAACTATGGGGTAAACAAATTTACGGAATCCATTTATTCTTCTGTATCCACCCTCAACGTCAGGCTCAAAATTTTCTAATACAAGAGCTTCACCTGGCTGCATAAGAAAAGTGGACCTATTCAAAACAAGCCCACCCTCACAGTTAAATGCTGCTGGTAATGCTTGGGAGGTATCTGCCATTAAGAAATAACTCCACTAGTAAAGTTGACAGAAGTTCCTGGCCTAGTTATCATAGAAGATCTCACATAGTCATACTTATTGATAAGTAGACTTTGCATATTTTTTATCCCTTGCTCAAATCTTTGAAAATTTAACTGGTAGTGATTTTGTTCCCCCCTGTATAAATATACATAAGCTGTAGCTCCATCTACTATTACTGGTTTAAACCTATCTGGAATAGTAGTTGTATCTCCATGTGCAGATAAATCAGAGGGAAACGTATAGTAATCAAATGCTAAAGTATATTGTTTATCAGGATATGGGTAAAGAATATAATTATTATCAGGACTTCTAATAATCTGTCTTGGTACACCTCCCCCTTCAAATTGTGTAACTGTTACACCACTATCATGTGCAGCAGCAGTTGTACTATTAGCTCCTCTTGTACAACCTGTTATATCATTTCCTGTAATACCTGTATATGTAATTTGTTCTCCACCAATATAAACTAAACCTGTAGCATCAAACCCTGTAGTAGATGTAAGAGTTAGGGTAGTAACAGAGTCTGAGTGAGAACCATTAAGAGTTGTACTTGCAACATCATCCTCTTCATTAGCATAGTCGTTATCAATGTATTCATAGTAATTTAAGTTAGTAAGGTTAGTTCCCGTTACGCTAAGAGATGTATCTTTTTTTATTCTAGCTGTACTATAGTCTAAAGACTTTGTGCTTGTAGGTAAAGAATATCTAGCCACCCCTGGGGTAAGTGTAGAACTGTTAGAGGCATGATTAAAAGAATATCCAAACTCTCTTTGATTGATATACCTAATAGCATCATTTACTGCATTTTTACACTGTGTCTGTATACCTCTAGATGCAGAAAAATTACTAGAAGTAAGCACTACTTCATTCATCCTAGTTATAACATCATTAGTTAGTGTTAAAAAAGTGAGTGCCATTTTGTTTTCCTAAGATAAGCTAAAGGGGCTAACCTAAGTCAGCCCCTAAAGTTTTTATGCAAGCAGATCACGATCCACTTCAGTAGCTTCTACACCACCACGAATACCTGTTTCAATGCAACAAGCCATTACGCGAAGTTTACCTTCCGTAACATCAGCACTAGATGCAGCTAATACCACATCAATAGTGTCTGTTGTAGTTACGTGCTGTGTAAAAGTAATAGTACCTGATGTTGTCATTGCAGCACCATTACTACCACTTGCTAGGAATGTCCCAGCAGTAGCAGTAACATCTGCCCCATCAACAATATCATCACCTTCTGCAAAGTCAATATCTACAGTAGGTGAACTACCGTTAAAAGATTTTAGGATTTGAGCACCTGCAAAAAGCACCATCGTATTAGCAGGGATTTCCAAAACTTGAAAAACATCCCCGTTAGTACAAGAGTATCCATCCTCAACCATTTTTTCAATGTCAAGGACTGCTTCACGCATGTACATCCCAAAACCTTGGAAACGTGAGGGTGGTACAGCAACAGAATTGGAATCAACACCAACGGTTGCTTTAGAGGTTAAGTCAAAAGTAGCCATGTCTATGTCCTCCCTTACGCTGCGTTATACTTAGCAGTTACAATTGCTTCTGGACGAAGAATCTTCCTGCCATATAGATGCATACCACGAACAATGTCAGCAAAGCTGTCAGGGTCACGATATGTTTCAGTCTTGCTGATTTGCTCTGCAGTTGCAACAGCAGAATCATGTCCAGCAACAATCACACCAAAATTAGAGTTTTGGTTTGCTGTTCCTGATGTGCCTGGCCCCGTACCCACTGCTGGTAGGTTTGAAGACGAGTACAAACGGAAACCGTGAAAGTTGTTGATCACAAGACCATTACGAAGTCCACCAGACTCACCATAGTCTCCATTCATGAAACGGCTATCTTCATCAGATAGAATCTCCATGAATACTGGATCAATTACGAGCCAGCGACCATTAGTGTCAACTTGCTGTTGATCAAGCAGACGTTTCATACGAGCAACAATCATTGCAGGTGAAACAGTTGCAGTTGGTAGAGAAGTAGCACCTGGCATACGTGCAGTTACTGGAATCGAGTGATCACCAGCAGATGCTGTTGTAATGTTGCCAAATGAACTCTTGATCAGTTTCATGCTAGAAAGCAATTCGTCTGATCCTGCAGTTGTTACAGCCTTTGTACCATTTACGGTAGTATTAGCTGTATCTGCTTTTGCATGTAGCGCAGACTGTTTAAAACCTGACATGTAGCCAAGAACTTCTTGGTCATATTGGTCAGCTAAACGATACGCTGCGCGATCCGTAGCAAGCTGTAGAAAATTGATGTGGCTGTGAGCCTCCTCAATGTCATCCATTTTAAAAGCATAGTAGTTGCTTTTGTCGATAACAAGTTGGAAGTCTTCATCATCCAAATCTTGTGCTGTGACGGTGGTGCCACGAGCATACTCTTTCACCGAAATTTCGGGTTCTTTGATAATACGCACTGTATCACCTTGGGCAGCAATCTCCCCAAAATAATCAGAGTTCGTAATATCACCTACGGTAGCAGCTTTACGGAAAGCAAGCTGTACCTTTTTGGAGTAGATTACGGGACTAAAATTACCGTTTGGTAAATTACCGTAACCCGCTGCTGTTTGAAAAGCCATAATAAATCCTCCTTATAATTGGCTTCGGGTTACAAAGCTAACGTTTACAAGAGGCTGTTACATTTTCTAGGGTGCAGAAATATTTAGTTGGCCTACCAAATAATATCTGGGCCTATACTTGAACAGGTAGTTCTTATCAAATTAGACTTTTGGAATAAAGGTTTGTACAAAAGGTGGTCAAAAGAGGCTTTTGTACATATACCCCTAGTTATACTGTTGATTTTATATTTGTCAACAATTATCTAGCTTTGCCAGATATATCATAAACGAATTTACCAGAGCGTATTGCTTTGTTAATTTCGTCTGATCTTTCTTCAAACTCTTCGGCTGTCATACGTGAAACCTCAGACTCTGTAATTACATTGTTTGCGTCCTCTACATCTACTTGTGTTTTACTACGTTTAGTCACAGTAGAGGCTGCTGCTTTTCTTTTTGTTTTTCTGTCATTGTTTGTAATACCTTTATCAACTTTATACAAATCAATAACACGTACTACTGAAGCAGGATCATCAGAGTTTTCATATAAGGCATCCCTAACCCACTTAGGTTGTTCATCTGCCCAAGTATGAAAGTCATCTGATTGTCTTAGTTGATCAAAATCTTCATGAGACTTTCTAATTTCATTCTCTGCTTTTGTTCTCGTAAGTTCTGCCTGTGCTTCATCTAGCTCCTGTAGACGTATCTCAGCTTTAGAAAACATCTCTTGTGCTTTTTGTGCAGCGATAGTTTCTACTATGCCAGCTACATCAGGATTTTCTTTTGCCCATTCTTCTATATCATCATCAGATTTAGGTGGTGCTATACCTTGTCTTTTAGATTGTTTTTGAAGAGCTTCAAACTTTTCTTCCCACTCTTTTTCTTTCTTTTGAATATGACGCCTTAAATCACCATAGCGTTTTTTAAAACTTCTTTCTTCTGCAGATAACGTTTCTTCTTTAACTTCTGTATCGGCCTCTTTCGTTTCGGTAGTTTCTTCTTCTTGTTGTTGTTCAGATTCACCACGATGCTCTGCTTCAAGACGTTTAATCTCCTTTTCGTCCTCTTCTAAACGCTGCTGTTTTCGTGTATAGTTATATCCCCTATCTACAAATCCTGCAGTCTTTTGAGTTTCTACTTCTGCTAGTTCAGGCATTTTATTCTCCTTATGTTGGGGCCAGTCGTAACTGGGTAGCCTTATTGTTTACCTGCGAGTCCAGACTTTCTAGGTCTACCTCTTTTCTTTTTCTTTGGGGTAGCCATTAGACCACCTTTATTTCTTCCACCCACGTTAAAAGTGCCTTTTTCTTTCATTTGTTCTATTGCTTCCTTTGGGTCAGATGAGTAAACATTACCAGAACTTACAATTTTTTCTTGCTGTTCCTTGTCTATTCTATCGCCCTCTCTTCTAGCAGCAGCTATCTGTGCAGCAGTTGGACCATCATTATCTCGACCTGAAGTTACTTGTTTAGGTGGTTCATTAGATACAGCAGTTTTTGGCACCGCAGAGAAAAAATCTGGATCAGTAATACTTTTACTTGAGCCATAATAACTAACATCATCAAAACCTTTTTTAGCAAGTGATTGACTATATATTTGTTGATTTGCAAGATACCTTGCTCTTTCACCATAAGTTCCTTGCATAGCTTCATGTAAGTTATACAGACCTTCTGAAGTATCTTCGTTAAAAGTATATTCTCTTCGTTGTCCTACATTTTTACCAGCACTATCGTATCTTGCATTTGGTAAGACCTCATCATATTTACCAGAATAATAATTTTTAATTACTTCTTTATAACTATTTCCTGTGCCAATACCTAAGTTATCTAGTGTTTTAAAGAAACCAGTGTCAAAAGCACTATTATCTATTAGTTTCTGTATTTCACTAGCTGTTTCACGCATTCCTTGCTCTTCTGCAAATTTCATAATTCCTTTAGCTTGTGCTAATCTATTAATACTAGATATACCTCCAAGCAATTGTAAACCAGGAGGGCCAAGTCCTCCAGGTCTTGTAAGGCCAGGCATATTTTTTAAATCTAATAGTTCTCCTGCTTTATTTTTTAAACCCTCTGCATCATTAGCACTAATACCTTCTAAGAAACTTGTATCTGGTTTTTTATCAGGAACAAACTCTCTACGATCTTTCTTTTGTGTTTCAAATTCAGGTTTTAAAGCAGCATATCCTTCCTCAGTAAGTGGGTATGCTGCAGCATTTTCTACATTTTGAGGATCACTTGTATCTATAATAAACTCACTTGGATTATTAGGATCAGAAATATATTTAATATTTATAAATTTTCCAGTTGCATTATAGTGTTTTCTAAATTGAGTGATTGAAGTTGTTCCTGCAGTAGCGGCTCTATTTGCAATTGCAGAAGAACTCATTGTAGAAAAAGGGGACAAATATTCTAGGGGATTTCTACCTTGAGGCAAATTTTGTGGACTAAAAATAGAGTTATCTCCCCCACTTTGAAAACCTGTCATTACCCCACCTTGATTTGCAGTAGCTGGTTTAGGCATACCTACAGGTTTAATCTGCATATTTCGTTGAGCTTGTTCTGGAGTAATAGGTTCTCCACCTATCCTACCTGTTCTTTCCATCTGTTGTAAATTATTTTTAGCTTGATTGCGTAGATTCTCAAAAAAACTTACTCCATAGTATCTAAGGACATCTGCAGGAACTACATACTCTCCCTCTGATAACATTGCAGGAATATCATCTCTAACTTCTTTTGCCATAGAACCAGGTGGCACTTCATTACCAGAGACAGGATCACGTAACATACCATCGTCTTTCATGCCATCATAATCAAATAAGTCCATCTGATCTTGCATACTTTTTATATTTTGCATAACGCCCCCTTCAGCCATTAATTTTATCTCTCAACCTTGATAAATCACGTAAAGCACGTATTACACCCTGTAGTCTGAACATCTCTTCAGGTTCCCTAGATTGTTCAAGGGCTACTTGAGCAAACCCTAATCTTTCCTCTAACTCATCTAAAAAAGGATTATAAAGTTCAGGATTATTAACAAAAGGTTTTAAATTATTATTTACTACTAACTTCATTGTAACTGCCGTTCACCACCAGTATTGCCTGAGAAGCCCTGTTCTCCTGGTGTAGGTGCTGTTCCTGTTCCTATAGTACCTCCCCCACTACCTTGCGTATCCTGCACCTGTGCGCCTGCTGGTGCGCTCTGAGGGGCTACTGGGGGTGGAGGGGGTGGATTCTCTTCTCTAAACTTTTTCAACACTTCTGCTTGCACTGCAGCTTCAGAAAGATTATTACCTACCTTATCAGGGTCAAGATCCATAGACTTTGCAATCTCACGTACAATATAATCCATCCTAGCAAACGGAGCCAATACAGGATTAGATACTACCTGCATAAACTGCATCAGCCTTTGACTACGTACCTCAGTAGCCATCAGACTTTCTGTACCACGAGCTTTAACTTCTAAGTCACCTTTAATCTCTGGGTCAAAGTTAAACTGCATATTAAAACTAAAGAAAGCCTTACCAAGTGGGGCTAATAAATAGTCATCAATATTCTTTATTACATTCCTAATACTACCATTAGCAGCAGACATAAGCATAGAAATACCAGAAGCAGTGCGACCCACGCCACTAACGCCTGTCTGACCATGAGCGAAAGATGGGAAGCCAGTTGATTCATCTGCTAATACCCTTGCTTTATCAAACATCTGCATATTTTCTGCAGACACATTTGGGAACTTAGTACCAAAGATCGCTTGTCCTGGTGCTCCCCCTTGTCTCCTAAATACTTTACCAGGATACACAGAAAGGTCTTGTCCTGGTACTAAATTTGTTTCGTCTATCTCAATAAGTAAATTACCTGATAGTGCAGCATTATCTACCGCCATCCTCATAAACCCATTCATAAGGGTCTGTGTATCATCCATATTTTCCCCTATACCTACCCCAAAGATACTATAAGGATTCATTTCGTATGGTGCAGCAAAATAAGGTATATATGCAGGTGTAAACGGATTCATAACAAGACGTAACACCTGACCATTACAAATCCAAGCATTTATACTTACTTGATCAGAATCTTGTAATTCCTCTGGTATCTCAACATCTTGTCCCTCTAGAGTCTCTGTGTCTATAAAACCCCAAAACTCTAAAACTTCAAACCTTTCAACACTATATTCTTCTGCATCATCCA